TCCGCGTCTGTTTCATTATATGGTAAAGATATGTATGTTATATTATTAATTTGGCACCATTCTTGTTTTTCTCTATCTCGTTTTTGTGCTTGTAAAAACGCCAATTGACTGGAATGATAATGTGCTACAAATTTATAATGTTGTTCGCCATGAACTTCTATACAGATTTTAGTTAATGGTATATAGAAGTCCAAATACATTATTTGTGATCTTCTTGGAGCAATTTTAACCTCCTCCAGTATCTGCATAGTTGGCATCATATTATGTATTAATGACCTAGCCCTAATATGATATGATGACTTATGAGCCACAGAACCATTAGCTATATTACCACGAAATGACCACAAAGAACTATTGCCGTCCAAATCGTATACTTGCATTATTTAATACCCATGGTCTTTTTGATTTCATTATAGAGATTATCATATGTCTCCATATTTTCTACTAAAAATGTTCTTAATTTTTCTGTGCCTTGAAACTTTAATTTATCGTCATTCAGAAATGGTATGCTATACCAAGCGCCGCCTTTACTTACCAATCCCATATCGACACCTAGTTGAATTAATTCCATAGCCTTGTCTATGCCTTTACCATATCTAATATAACTGGTAATAGTACCTCCCGGTGGACCTAAGGCAGAGCATAGGGTTTGCCATTCTACTTCTTGGCCTATCTGGGCATTATCTGAACTCAATAACCATGGCTTAAAGGATTTTGCTCTCATTTTTACGTCTGTTTGATATGCCACTGCTTGTCCAGATTTTTCTTTAAACTCAGCACCATATCCTGTTGGATTTCCCATAAGATGGGTAATACCGATAACTATATTACGATTTACAGGAATAACATTAGCAACCTTTCTACAAAATTTTGCTAATAACTTTGCTCCGTCTGCACGTTGCATTTTGTTCATATCAGAAGTAATCTCAGCTTCTGTACACAAAGCAGAATATGAGTCTATAATTAGTATAGAGCCTGGGTCTTCATTTATAATTCTTTCTGCGATTTGTAAATATTCTTCTGCGTGTAGGATTTTGCCAGTTTGAGATCCTATAACATTAAACCTACTTAGATCCAAATTTGGAATTCCTTCTAGGTCTCTTTTTTTCAATCTACCTTCTATGTTTAGGTAGTACGCATTTCTAGGTTTTTTGAGAGAGTATTTCTCGTTTAAAGCAGTAGCGGTAAAATCTAAACTTGTTGTTGTTTTACCGCACTTTGGTTGTCCTGTTAATATAACGAAACTGCCTTCTGGTATGCCTCCGTTCAATATCATATCTATAGCAGGACTAACTGGGATTGTGACTGTAGGTTTATCTATCACTGAATTAGCCGACAATATAATATCTTTACCAAAATCTTTTGAAATACTATCAAGTAATATCGCCATCTTCTATATCCTTTAGTTTATCTAGAATAGAATGTGTTGTATTTTTTCTGCCGTAAGTTGTGATGTCTCTTTGTATTTTTGGAACGTCTTGTGTTTCGTTACTAGGCTGTGGTTTAGTTGTTTCCTTACTTATCATATCTGATAGGTGGGGCGCTCGCAATGAGTATATTTTTTTACCATGATATGTGGATAATGCAGCTATTATATATTTAATATCAAATCGAGATAATAATTTATTAGCTGCTGCTATTTGTCCCTTATACTCTTTTTCCCAATCTGGACTAAGCCAAAACCTATAATGTAAATCTTTCTTTTTCTTTTTTGCTAATCTTTCGCAAATGAGTTCTGCCAAATATTGAGCAGGAGTAACCTCTTTGCCATTAGAGTATTTGGATGGAAATTTCATCTTGGCTTAAAAATATGCCCATCATTGTTTTTGGTGGAATTTCTAAGTTTTGGCCTCATTGAGTCATTACGCTCTGATGCTTCTTTTGTCATAATAGCAACACTATTATTTTTCTTAACGCTGGTGTGCCTAATCATCAAATCTTCTGTTTTGGATTTAGTTGAAGATGTTGATATCGGAATATTCGGCTGTTCAACCGGGTTATTCTTTATGAAGTTATTAATCTGTTTAACTGTAAACCCCAATTCATCCGATATTTCCTGTGGGCTCTTACCTTGGGATATTAACCAACTAATAGCATAACCATTTTCCTTATTAATCCTCATTAGGCCATCTCTCTTTCTGCATTTGTTAACCATGCCGTATTTTTAGTTTTTAGAAAAGATACATATAAATCAAACACTTTATTGTTTACTTCTTTAAAAGCCCATAGGTTTTTGCCGCTCTTAGCCATAAATCTATTTCCACGACCTTCTGAATATAAGCCTATAGGATTGAATAATTTACCGTGTGGTCCAGATTTCACAAAATATCTGGTTTTAGTTCCTACTAATCTTTTTGCTACGACCTTATCGTTGTCATTATTAGCAAGAGGATTTTTGGCTTCATCGAGATAGTCATGATCTCCGATCATAGTATAATATGCAGAAGTATCGTTGGTTATTGATGTGTGATCTGTCAATGTTTCACTATCTCCCAAAGGCTTAAAAATATCAAAATTAGTATTACGCATATATTCTCCTATTTTGGCCAAATTGTCTTTGGCGGTTTTTTGATTCTAGACATACCACTAGGTAGTGCTTTAGTCGGGGTTTCTTCTTTATAGGCATTATGTTTTTTATGCAATTCCGCTTTCTGATCATCACTAAAACGATCACTATTACGTCTTGCTAAATCTCCTATAGTTTTTAGTTCACTATCAGATTTTTTAACAGATGCATTTAGTGTTAGAAGATCATCTTCATAAGATCTATCACACAATGAATGACAGACCTCACAAACCTCTTTTTCTCTATAAGAAGAGATTGATCTTACTGTAGTAAACTTATCATCGCACTCGGCACAATAATATGTATATTCTGGCATAATTATATTTCTAATATAGGTATGTTTTCCAATCATTCGGAACTATCTGATCTATAGTAACCAAGTGACTACTGATTGGCAAGTATTTGTAGCTTTTCCTTGGTTTAAATGGTTCGTTTAATAATGGCATATTAGCTGTTGATGGCGTTCTATCTGCTTTTTTACGATTGCAGACCACACAGGCCGTAACAATATTGTGCCAATTGGTAGGACTAGATATATCTTTCCATTGGGATTTGGGTATGACGTGATCGTAGGTTAATTGCGATCTGTCTTTTTGTTTACCACAATATTGACAAGTAAAATTATCTCTAATAAATAAATTACGACGAGAAAATTTAACCTGTTGACTATTTAGATTAATATATTTTAAAACCCTAATAACTGACGGGATTTGATGTTTACCATTAACACCTTGCACGAAATCATTATCATAAAATGACACTATTTCTATATGGGTATTATAAATAGACTTTGATCTATAATACCATGTTATGGATTTTTGCCAATCTATAATACATAGTGGACTATAGTCAACATTCAAAATTAAACAATTATTGTGATGATTCTGACTCATAATTATCTAATCTAGCAATTACTTTACCGATAATGGGATTTCTGACTATATCTGTTGGTTGTAAATATGAGGTGCCTATACCTTCTATATCTCCTAATATTTTCATCATATTTGCAAATCCACCCTTTTGATATTTTGGTAGATCTGATTGAGCAACATCACCAGTTAATACCATTTTACTCTCTTTACCTATTCTTGTCAATAGCATTTTGAGTTGTTCGTATGATGCATTTTGACATTCATCTGCCACTATAAAACAATTGTGAAAATTACGCCCACGCATCAAGCCAAGCGGAACTATTTCTATAAGCCTACTATATTTTAGTTGACTGTAGAATTTAACATCCATAAAATATTCTACTTCATCTAATAATGGTAATAAATATGGGTGTATTTTTTCTTCAGCTGTTCCTGGCAAGTAGCCAAGACGTTCTCCGGCCTCTATTATAGGTCTGGTGATAATAATTTTATCTACTTTACCATCTAATAAGTATTCGAGAGCCATACCTATTGCAATATGAGTTTTACCACTACCAGCGATACCTTGACAAAAAGTAATAGTATTTTCGGCTATTGATCTAATATATTCTTTTTGATTAATGCTTCTAGGAGTTAGTCTATTTCTGAATACTGGTACATTTTGTGGAGCCTTAATATTATTGGTAATGTCTATAGTTTTTTTCTGTTTGCTCTTATTGTTTTTTCTCAAAGATATACCCTTTCAGGATAAAGTTAAATTAGACAGGCGCCACCGGCACAACTAATTTCCTCTATTCCTGCAGTATTGTCCTCTGTTTCCAACAGTTGTGTATAATCAACCTTTTTGAAACTATTATATAGATCACAATATATTTTCCAATTGTATACGTCTTTCATACAATATGTTAGACGCTTAACATCTCCATTAAAATATTTGCCAGCAAAATTTTTCATTTTGGTAACAAATTTGAGTTTGTTGTCTTCGTCATGTTCTTTTGCTTGATTTAAGCCTACATAGTCACAAGCTGCCCATAAATTATTATTAAAAGCATTTAATCCCAATTCTATTAATCCTGAGCACCACAATGCAGCATCCCCATATTCTTTAACTATCTCTCTGCTAGTGTAGACAGTAGTGAAGGGAGCCTGTGGATAATCTTTATCACCGCTTTGAGGGATAAGGCTGATACCAGCAAAGTATTTTCTGTTATTATAGATATATTTGGTCACATCGTCCCATTCGTCTGACTTGACTGTAACAGTATTACTAACATTATGACTCAAATATTCTTGTGTACATAATGATCGATTTTTGCCAGAATATACCCAATTTTTCTGTGTATCTTTGACTATGGATAGCATTTCGACTGCTGGTAACTGATTCTTTAATTTGGCCCCATCAGGAACTTCTATAGGAAACTTAACAACTTCATCAGTATTATTAGCTGACCAAGACGAACGCTCACAGGCTTGTGGGTTATAACTTTTGAAGTGTTGGTATGGAGCCTCTAAAATATTGGCCTGTACATGCCTTATATAGCGTTTAGCGTGATGAGGGTGGATACCTGACGATGTACCCAACATAGAACTAGAAGTGCCTTCTGGCTTTAAACAAGTAACCCTAGCGGCTTGATTAATGCCTATTTTTTTGGCCATTTCTTTGTTTGTGTCTACAGCTATTTTTGCTCCATTTTTTAATACTTTTTCGGTCAATACCAAATCATGCTTTTCCATAATACCAGTCAAAGAAACTCCTAATAGTGCTTCTCTAGCAAAAATTTTACAACTAATTTCTCCCAAATAGTCTAAACCAGTAAATCCTGCCTGTAATGTACCGATAATAGCAGCGGCTTTGCATCTTTCATAAAAATCCTCTTCATCTGTTACAGACGAGCAATTGATTGTGGATAAGTTACAACCTTGCCAACCGCTTTTACCTGTTTCTTCATCAACAGGCCACATACCAACCTCAACACAAGGATTAAAGGTCATTTCTGTAGAATCGCTCCATATAAATCCTGGTTCTCCAAATTCTTTGACACTCTCCATTAGTGTGGCGAATTCTTCAAAAGAGGTTTCGTCTTTTAATAAAAGCGCAGAATTATTACTGCGTGCTCTTTGAGGATTTTCTATATACCAGTTACCTGTCTTAGCTTTGGCCATTTCTTCGTCATTAGCACTAAATAATGCTAAAGATGCGCTTCTACGTACCCCACCAGACAACACAGCATCACTACTGTGCATAATGATGTCATAAGCATCAATTGGACGTAGTTTTTTTTGTCCGTTTGTAATGCATCTATCCAATAGCGCTCTTATTTTTTCTAAGCCGTTTTGTAATGGTTCGAATCCTGGAGCTTTTCCTACGCCAGACGATAATATCGCTCCCTTTTCTCTAATATTGGAATAATCAAATACTATATATTGATCTTTATAGTCCTTGAATTTATCTTCTGATGGCTTTGTAAAATATGAACTTAGTAATACTCCGAGAGCGTCCGACCAACCTTCTATACTATCTTCTATTACATATTTACGACCATCTTCCGATTTTGGCTCATGAGACAATGATGGTAATTTTGCTACATGGTGTTTCTGCACACTAAATCCTGTGCCGCTTCCACATAGCAATAACCAAAAACATTCTTGAAAAAACCTAAGTCTATCACAGTAAGACGATGTGCAATTATAAATTTTAGCATGACGTTTTAGTATTGGCTCTCCACCAAACTGTAATGCTCTCTGACTTCCAAGTACCTTCTTTTTATACATCATATCATATGCCCAATTAATATCATCAGATATCTCATATTGAGCATATTGAGTATTCATCATATTTTTAACACGCTCAACCGCTTCTTTCCAAGTTTCTCTACGATTTTTATCCTCCAACCATCTTGCATACTTACTAACAAATGTATAATTTTGAAGCTCTTGAAGTGCCGACATAATTACTCCTTATATTAATTGATACGATTATATACACCCATTAGCCAGTCAAGCTCTGGTTTCACATAATGGATTTTCATGTTTGTTAATTCGATAAATTTATTAAATCTAGACATAGATGTTTCATCCAATAAATGAGATCCGTGTCTATCATGCATATAAACCTCTGAAATACCTTCCTGCCATAAAGCCATAATGCAGTCATTACAACATTGACCTGTAACATATGCTATTGCGTTGTCTGGCCTAATAATACAATTAGATAAAGCGTTTCTTTCTGCATGAATCATCCATGGATATTTATCTGGTCTAGTATTAGGTAATACAGAATCATCTATAGATCTAGGGAATCCATTATACCCTAATCCTAATACTCTGTGTTTAGAGTCTGTGATTACACATCCGTGTTGAGTTTGTATATCGTGACTCTTTTGAGAAATAACATGGGCTAGACCTATATAGTAGTCAACCCAATTAGAAGGTCTCATGCTGTGTGTATTATTTTTCTAATAATTTTTTGTACAATGACAAAGCTATAACACCTCCGAAAACACCCATGAAAATACCGGATGGCTGAAGAGGAGTCATACCTAGAACATAAGTTATTATACCACCAGCATACGAACCAGCAACCCCCAAAGCAATAGTTTTCCAGAAGCCAAAATTTTCTTCTCCTGGATAAATAGCTTTGATAATTGAACCAACAAAAATACCATATACGCACCAGATCAAAAGATTAAACATTTGCTTGCTCCATGAGGGTTAAAACATCATCGTCCGTGACATTTTCTCCTATAGTCAATAGTGCCTGTGTTAGAGGTAGTGAATATTTGTAATAATCTTCTTTACACAGTTTTTGACGAAGAATTTTTTGAATACGTCTTTTTGTGAACCAGCTGCGACGTTTGCTGTATGCTTGTATTTCTTTTCCATAAAATTGACATCTTTCCATACCTGTAAATTTGTCAGCTTCTGCCTTATTGCATTCCTGGATTATTCTAACAAGAGTCAGTATAATACTAACAATCATCAATATAGCCATAATTTCTCCAAATTGTTTATCATTTGGAATTTTGGCAGCAGATAAAACACGATTACCTATGATGGATAATTTTGGATCTATTTGGTTCATGTTCTGACTCTTTCGTTTCTGGTTCGCAGTAACCACAATCAACTTTTGTTATTTTATCACCACTAATATACCAACCTCTACCATCACATACCGGACACTCTGATCTTTTATATTTTCTGACATTTTCTACTTGATTAGCTTTTACAGATGCTCCGACAACTGTGACTATAGATGTGGTGCTTACATTTTTTGTATTAGCGATCAATGCGCAGCAAAATATAATTAGTAAAATTTTATTCATGTTTTTTGTTTTTTAAATTCTTGAGTCTATCAATAATACTTTTACGTTTTGTGGTAGGACTATCAGTATCACTATCTATATTTTTATCAAAAAGCTTGATTAAGGATAATATAAAGCTAGTAATAATTGCCAACAATCTATTTAATGCTATCTTATCTAAAAATTTCATAAATAATCTACGAAGCCGTAGTCCGGAAGTTTTTGTGGAGGAAACCCATCGAAATCACTAAAAGCATAAGAGCCATTTTGTTTAAGCATACCCTCTGCATCATCTGCGTGAATAAGAAAAGAACCATCTGGTATTGGACCCCATTCTGGATGGCCCCCGCTATTCCATTTACCCCAACTATTTTGTACCAGAAACAAGGGTTCATTTCCAGTATCGTCACAAGCTATCCATGCCATCGCATGAGCCCAACTGCCAGATTTTCTTGCGATGCCCTTTGAGTCTCTTTTATTAGAAAATCCATAACCACTACACACACAAATCCCATAACCATTTGCTAATGCGTCTCTAGCTTCTTCTACTGTTCTAATAAGAGATACAGTTCGTACTTGATGATCATTAGCAACATCTATAACTTTATCCGGTAATCCTCTGGCTCCCCAACCAGCACCAAGATTACCATTATATTTACTAAAATCAGCAATGCCAGGATAATTTTTTCTTACAATAATACCACCGTTATTGCTAACAAAATCAGCAGCTCTTGCACAACTCATACCTTGTCCGCTATGTCCACGAGCGCCATAAATTGCTTCTGTAGCTCCTCTAGCAATCCATCCTTCTTTATCTCCGTGTACATCTATTTCGACAGCCCTGGTTAAATCGCAGGCATTTCGCGTCCCATGGGAAACACAATCACCTGTAGTTTGTCGTTCATTATATGGGTTCTTATCAAATTTTAGTACAGATTTGTATGGTATTGATAGTTTACCCTTACCACTATTTTTGATTCTCTTGGCTCCATCACCAAACAAACCATATTTGGACTTATTCATTAATTCGTCAAATACATGCTGTTCCCATAAACAGCCACTAAAGCCCTTGCGATACTCATTATACAATTGATCCGGAGTCATTCTTGCCATTTATTTGCCACCTTCATAGAATGCCCACGATAAACCATTGAAAGCCTCAACAGCTTTTAATCTAACGTCTTCTGTGAGAAGAATATCATCTTCTCCTATCGCTACCACAACAACTTCTCTGCTAGCTTGTGCCAAATTTGGATATTTATCTTTGATATTTAGTTTCAACATAGATCCTGCTATACTATTAATTTCTCTAATGGTTTTAGTGTCTTTGACCACTACATCTTCTCCATCCAATGATATCAGTGTTGCGATGTCGGCATATAACGAAGATAATCTCAGAGTATCTTCTCTTTTGTTATCATTAGAAGAAGATTGTAAAATATCTATTACCAAATTGCATTTTTCCACAATAGAAGTATCCTCTGGAGCTATGGTGACACATGTTTCGAGACAGCTAGATACTTGATTATTATTTGGTTGAAGTATAGAAGATATATCCGGTTTCAATAATCCAATAACTATTAGGCCTATGCCTAAAAATAGTAAAGAGTTTTTCATGCTATCACCTTTGCTTTGCAGACATTTGGGCTTAAATATGGAAACATTTCATCAGCAACTTTAACAGCTTCTGAACAACCGGATTTTAATGCTAAATCTCGTGTTTGTTTCCATGATTGTACCAACTCAAAAAATAAAGCATTATCATCAGTTTTCGATATTGTGCTTTGATCAGGAAGCGTTATGGATTTTACAACAGCTTTGGTATTTACAACACTTTTGGCTTTGTCTACTACTGTTAGTAATAATTTTTGTACTGGGCTTAATTGGTCTTTAAACAACACCCATAGCACCACGCCTATACCAGCATATAATATTAAGTCTCCAGGCTTTAAGCTACTACTAAACTGTTCGAAACTTTGTGTAAAATTCATTATTTGACCTCGTTATTAATCTTAGATTTTAAAAAAATACCAGCTTCCCTAAAAGTTGTCACCATAGCATCAATAGATACACCAACCAACATCATCAAAAAAGCTTTAACATTTTTGTGAATAAATGGCTCCATAAAATTCGGAACTAGTGGAACATCGACCACTAAAAACACTTTATCATAAAAATTAGATATGATATTAAGAGCCACAACTTTCTTATCTGGACCACTTAAATCTGAGCCTACTTTTTCTATGACCTGGATTGTTGATGCTGTAGTTAGCTGAAGAATTTTCCAGGCTTCACTTATCGCTACTCTTTTTACGTTTTGTAGGCTGTTTTGGCTTTGTTTTGTTAGATGATCTACTATTATTTGTACTTGGTTTTTTACGTCTTCTAGCATTTGATTGAGCCTCTTTTTGTAATCGTTCTAATCTTTCTATTTCTTCTAGTCTGAGCTTTTCTTCTTGTCTACCTTTTATATATTTAGCCAATATTATTACCTGGCCACTTATTAAAATGACAGATTCTACAGCATGACTAACTACCTCAATCAGTTCCTCCTTGTGTTGATTCTCTCCTATTATACCTAATAAATAAAGTCCACTAAATATAAAACTAACAACAGTAAACCAAAATTCACTGGTTTTATATCCAGACTTTCTCATTAAGCACCACCACCATCAATAGTGCCAACTACTGTCACAAAAATACCATTATAAAATCTATTATCATATTTTGCTTCTATATCACCTATTGCTGGAGAATTACTAACGCTCGCATCTAGTGTTGAGTATTCGCCAGTAGCTGTACACGATACAACAGCGGTACCATTTTTTATAGTGGAGGAGCCTGTTGCGTTCTGAATATCATTAGCCATAAAATACTCCTAAAGTAATGTATAACGTATCAATTATATACACCAATTGGATTAATAATAAGAACTAGGCCCAGGAGATTGCGAACCCTGAACATCTCCGCCTAAATAGATAGGTGTTGATGGTTCAACAGATTGGACGTTTTGACTCTCAGGAATAAATGATGGGGTTGGTCGTGGAGACGCAGATATTAATGGTGAGCCAGATGGAGATGGCGAAACAGATGGGCATGGCGAAGGAGATACAATAGGAGACTGACAGTTATCTACACACGTATCAAAGTCTTCATGCGGACCATACACCAGACATTTGCTAATAGCCGCAACAGTAGCACTATCTGTATATATACAATAACTATTTGCAAAATCTGGCTCACAATTGTTTTCTACGCCACTAAGAGCTGGCACTATACACCAATAATAATTTTGTGGTGGCTCTGGTGGCGGTGTTGACGGAACAATAGAAGGCTCGGTTGGCGGTGTTGACGGAACAATAGAAGGCTCGGTTGGCGGTGTTGACGGAACAGTAGAAGGCTCGGTTGGCGGTGTTGATGTGGCTATCGAAGGCTCAATTGATGAAACGATAGAAGGTTCAGGCGGTAGCGTTGATGGAAATGCCGAAAACTCAGGTGGTAGCGCTGATGGAAAAACTGAAGGCTCGACTACACACGATTGAGTATATACTAATTGATCTCCAATGTATATATTTTCTATGCAGACTTCACCATAATATATACGATTAATATTTATATTATTGAGTTTCATTATCCATTAATTATATAGATCGTATTCGAATCGTAGGATGGTAGATTATCATAATCTGATTGACTAATTGCTACTATATTATTGACAGATGATGCTCCCGTAATACCCGTCACATTACTTTGTACAACAGGCGCACCATCAACATAAACGCCGTCTGTAAAGTTGCCACTACCAGCTACATCAAGATCGTACACAGGATTATTTTTGGCTATTCCAACTTTATCTGACCCAGCATCGACAAATAACAAGTTTTGCTCACTGTTACCTTCGACCCTAAAATTTATATCATTACTACCTTCGTTAATAACAGCTTCACTACCAATAGTCCAACTATAATAGTAACCCATTTGAATATTACTATAAAATGGGAATGGTACTGATCCTTTTTGTATTAGCGAAATATCTAGACTTTTATTTCTCCAAGAGTTTGAATCAAAAGCTAATACATTATTAGTAGCTATGGGATATGTTAGAGTTACATCATGATTATCGCCAAGGTCTCCAAAAGTTGATGGACGCACAAACATTTTGCCATTACCATTACCATTACCAATATCTTGTATAATAGCAACAGTTATAGCATGTGTTGGTTTTACATTAGTTAATTTACCAGAGACTGTTGGATGAGCATACAAAATATCTCCAGCACTCCAAGTTTCATCACCAACAGCATATGGCCTTGCTGATCCGTCTAAATCTAAATTTTGCAGATGACCAAAGTCGATAACATATCCATTATTATTATGGTCAACATCCTCAAGAATAGTGCCTATAAATCTTACTTCATCAATAGAATTATCAGAAATATATAAATTTGGAGTAATGAGTCCGTTTGAATGAACCCCTGTCGCGTAAACAACCTGACCCTTATAAAGGGTGTTGCCGGTTGTATTCCTAATTCTATAAAATCTATGCTCACCAATATGAATAGTAGTATTATCTGTTAGGCCGATATCCATCGTGCCTTCAGTATCGTCCCAACTAATTTGACCTTTGGTTAAAGTTGATTCGTCATCAATATTGAACGATAATACATCAACAGTACTAAGACTACTACCACTAGCTGATATCGTTAATGAGTTACCATCATCATCATAGTTCAATATTATTCCACTACCAGCTACTAATAATTCTGAAATTCTATCATCTATATCTTCAGCTACCACTTCTCCTGCTGTGCCAGCGCTAATATATTGTAAACTATTCCACTCTGTTGTACCATCACCAAATTTGATTTTACGAGTATCTGTTTCGATACCCATTTCTCCAAGAGATAATATCGGATTGACAGAAGTCCACTCTGATGCCGTATCTCTGCGTGTTTTGATAGTAATTCTCATAATTTATTACCTTTGTTCTATTTTTTCTTCTAGTGCTTCAAGGGTTTTGCCTAAAGTGGCTATTTGTATTTTAAGTTCGTTCATAACTTCTATATTTTTTTGTATGGCTTTAGAAAAAATAATTTGGTGCTCTTTATTAACGGTTAATCTCTCCATAATAAATTGACGATCGCTAACATATGGGCTTTGTGTATTTATAATATCCACAACATCTTTACGAGTAACCATATTTTTTACGAAAGCTGTCCAAAATCCTAATAAGGATACTAGAATACCTACACCAGTAATAATTAAATTTTCCCAAAAATTTTGTGACATTATGACACCATTATTTAGCAGTTTTCATCTATAAAGTTTTGTGCTGTTTGTATTTCGGTTTCTAGTCTTTGTTTTTCTTTAATATTATTCTCCAATTGTAATCTATAATTTTTAAGCGTAGGATTAGGATTAGCTCCGACAAATGGAGGATCGCCATCACCATCCCAAAAATTCGCAATATTGTTGCGTAGTCTGGTGCAGTTGCCGGGCAACGATACGCCTTCTAGGTCACCACAATTTTGATTATATTTCTCAATAGCATCGCGTTTTTTTGCTACGTTTTCATTAAGTACTGCTGTGTATTGATCTATCATAGATTGTAATCTAGATATTTTTTGTTTATTGTTGTTGATCTTATGGCGGCGATCAGCGCATTCTGTTGATTCTGGAGGATCAGAAGGATCAGAAGAATCGGGAGGATTAGGAGCATTAGGAGGAGCGCCTGGGGCTGGTTGTTCACACGCTCTTTCATCACCAAAAGACCAAGATAGACCTCCTATAGCCTCAGCCCATTCACTAGCATCGGCATCTATCAAATTTGAATCTAATCCTATTAGGTCTATAATTGACTGCCTATAATCTGCATTATCTGTATCTATAGGAGAATTATCATCAGGATATTGCCCATTAATAATTTGTTGTAATTCTTCAAAACTATTAACAATGATCGGTCCTGATGCTCTCGGATTAGGGTCATTAATTGACAACGGGTATCCTATAGTACGATTATTAGTACCTCCACCCGGTAAACCAAAAGCTACATCTTGACATTTACGTGGTTGTTTCTCTGGTGGTTTGTTTTCATTTGTGGGAGGAGGATCACCTGTTGGCGGATCTGTTTCTGTCGGAGGAACTTGCGGAACCGGTGTTGGAGGTATTAAGTTTTCGTCTTGTGTTTGTTCTTCTTCGGTAGGTGGATTAGGCTCTGAAACCGCAGAACAGTCAACAGAGATAGTTTCGCACGGATTGTCGGTATAAAATGTCTGATAATTAGATGCGTTTTGTTCCAAAGCTACTTTACCACCTAAAAGTCTTGTGCAATGTTGAGCTGCTGTGTAATATTCTTGTCTACCAACAACAGATGTCTTTAAGATAGCAGCAACAACAACACAATCGAATCCACCGCCTTCAATAGTTGAATATTTTAATGAACCTTCAGTAAATCCTCCTGTGTTTGGATCGAATAAATAATGAGCATCTTTTGCTTCTGTTTCAAATGAACTCTTTTTTATCAATTTTACTTTTGATTTATCTATTTTATCCCTTAACTCCTTTTCTTTGTCTTTTAAAAAGTCTTCCCACTTTTTACCACTGTCTTTAAAGATACCACTAGACTCTGTAAAGCAAGCAAAATTTCTATCAACCGTCACATTCGTTATCAATTTTACAGTAGAATAGCAGACCTGTCTAGATGGAATATTAGAAACTATTAGCGCTGGCTGATTTGTATCCCAATTATCTATATAAATGACTTGTCCAATACCTCCACCAGAACCCAAGAATGCATTTTTCTTTTGTAGTCTTTCTTCGGGACTGTTGCCTGTGATGGAATGTATAGTGTATGTCCAAGCATTAGTACTATATAGTCTATAGCTATATAATAGAATGGCCGTTTTTTCTTCTGTTGGTATACAACACAATACCTTTGGTTGACATTCTGCTAAAGCTGCTAATTTTTCTACATCTTTTTCTGAACCTAACCAATTACCATCATTATCACAGCATGTTTTAAATGTGGTAGTGGAAAAAATTGGTTGTGTCCTTAATGGATTATCTGGTATTGGAGTATCAGTGCAACAATACCCCGTAATATTATATTCTTCCTCTTCTTTTTTACATTGTTGATCAGCTTCCTCTTTGGCTTTCGTATATGCTTGTTTTTTAGCAAATGCATTTGGTGATGTCTTTTCGCTAGGAATCCAAAAATTATTGTCACTAATACATGTGTCTCTATAATATTCCTCATAGCCGTCAGAACATTCAGCATTTTGATATTCACCAAAATTACTAAATGATAAAACTTCTGTACATGATTTGTCTAAGTCCTCACAATCATCAATAATTCTTTTACATAATACTATGCCCTCAAATTGATTTTGCTCAGGTACTTCCGCTTCACATTTAGCGGGATCTCCTATAATAATATGGTACTCAACATAATTTTCGGTTATTTGCCATCCATCGTCCTCTTTTGTTTCGGTTTTTCTTGTAACAACGATCTGTGGCTGATCACTCACACCAATACAATTGTTGCCCCAATCAGCACCTTTTTTGCGCAAATATATATCTAAATCTGCTACCCATCCAGTTTCTGGATTTCCTTCTTCATCTATGGTTTGTACAGGTTCAGCGTCTAAGCATTCCTCTATACATGGTGGTTTTTCAGAGCAATCGAAACCAGAATTACCACTAGCACTAAATTGACCACAACATTCGGCACCAACAGGCGTATCACTACCACACTCGATACATACGGTTTTATAAATTGGTTCCCCATTAATAGGATTATTACCGATAAGCACAGGAGAACAATTTGATGCTCTTCTGCCAGCTTTTAATCTGCATGTTTTTCTAGTTGGTATATTTATATTGCTTAGAGACATTGGTCCTGTTGGGCATTGATTGCCTATCTCTATATCTTTTCTCGGTGGTAGGCCAGTTTTTTTGTCTGTTCCAACAATAATAACTTTGCTTCCACTTATCTTAATAGGTACTATAATAGGAAAACCTGAAGTTGGTCCCTTTGGAATATTTTCTTTTTTGTCTCTTTTATTTCCAGAAGTTAATTCCTCTCCCTTACATCCAACATTTGGTAATGTATCAGTTTTTTCTTCTCTTTCTTCATTAGTAATCTTACCATTAATAACTAGCTCTAATTCTCCACCATCTTCTATCATAGCTGGTGGAGGACATTTTGGAGATTCCTCAGAAGGACAATAATCTTCTCCAGCAGTGAGATTTTTATATGGGTCTTTTAGTATCGTATTATATATGCTTAGTTTAACATTTATTAGTGTTTTTTCCGTAATTTTACAAGTTAAAGCGTCTCTCTTTGTTGATTGCTGTCTACAGCAACTTTCGTGTATGATTCTGTCTATGTCTGTTGGTGGACGTCCCAAATCTTTTTCTGGCATACTCTCATCGCATGTGGGAGGATGACAGGGATCGTCTAATGGTACATTGACTGGTATTATGTTGCCGTTTTCGTCTTTTGGAAATGCAAAGCTTGACATTAAATAACATTCTCCATTATTTTATATATCTTTAATACATATCCATAATAATGGACAAGTATCAGCTGGGGAAGGAGGAAATATTGGCGGTATATCAAGAATATATTCTTGAGTATCTTTATTAAACAATTTCCATTCAAGCTCTTGACTAGATACTTGTTCCAAAGCTGGTGGCTTAGGAGTACCGATACTATACACCGGTTGAGATTGGCGTTTTGAAATTGGTAATCCTATAGACCAATCGTTCGTTTTGGGCAGGATATTGGAGCCATCAGCATTTATTGCAACAAATTGTCCTGTGGTAAAATTAAAATTACCAGATCTCATACTTTGATTATGGGATACAGAGCCATAACTATCTAAAACATAGTTTAATTGCTCATCTTGTAATTTTTTATTAGTGCCATTATTTTTAGTATTAGTAGAATAATTAGCTAATTTAATAGAATTAGTATTTGTATTATTGCCAGCTATTGCATCAACAGAATATCTATATTGCGAATATAGTTCTGATGATTGTAGTCTATTAGGATTTCTATTATAAATATAGCTATTTTTTTGGTACCCTACTACTGGCCTATTGGTTGCATTTGCATATAGGTCAATATAAATGGACATATATTAACCATTTTTGCTGCTATAGTTAGTTGTTGTTGCTGTCTTACCATTAACCATATATGTTAAGCTGTCTTGATCAGCCCTACTTACAGCAGCGGCGTTATCTGTACCAAAACTATCAACAGAATTTTGCGGATAACCAACCGCCCATTCTCCAGTAACTTGGTTGAATTTACCAGCTTCTAAACCACTACGAATCTTAGCTGTATAAGAAGTAGTATTACTATGAATAGAGGTGGCATATCCAGAATTTGCGGCATTGGCCAAAACGTTATTAGATACTCCACTGATATAAGATGTTACTCTACGAATTAATCCATTATCGTTGTTATATGCGAAAGTACCAGAACTTAAAGCCTTATCAGCAACAGAATTATCTAGTACTGTTGAACCAAAAACACCAGCATCATATCTATCAATACCGACACCATCAAGTTGTGATGTAGAAGTAATTTTTGTTGCCGAGCCTCCGACATCTTTTGCTCCGCTAGCAACAGCATTGGTTGGTACGGTATCATAATTTGTTCCACTTGTATCCGCAGCAACAACTCTAGTTAATGACATAATAAATTCTCCGTGTTATATTAGATGGTAGTGTATTGTTCAAATCAATAATAATTACACCAAAACTACTTTAGAACATGATAATCAGTGATTTTATTCTCTATGTCAGAAAAACCGGCCATTTGATAGCATATATTTGCAGCAGAAGAGTAGGTTGTGATGTTTGGGTGCAGACTACAATATATTGAGTCTATCGGCTGTTGGTATGGTTGCTGAGTTAAAAGATCATAAATCTTGAATATAATAGACTGATTAATAGCATATGCGTTCGTGCTTAATGTACCATAACTACGATATACATATTCGTTCACGTATTCCCTACCTCCAAAATGATTACCACATAGATATAGCATATCCCATTGATCAGGTAAATAGCCAACTAGTCTGCTGAATAATTCTAGAAAATTATCTTTAAAAATTGTATCGTCTTCTAAAATTAAAATGCGATGATATTGGTTATTAATAGCGTCGCCGATAATATATAGATGACTTAATAAGCAGCCTAATTGACCGTTATTAATCTGATGATTATTTGATGATAATTCTATACCAGAAATTCTAGTTGCTTGTATGTTATATAGAGATAACTGTTGTTGTATAGATAAAAGCCTATCCTTGCGTCTATCCAAATTAATATAGTAAATTTGATCAAAATATTGATTAATATTTATCTGTGTATGTTTAAATAAATCTAACCAATTACTCATGAAAATAATTTTTCCCAATTATCTTGTTTACGTATTCTGATTGTATTACTATTGAACGAATGAGCATTAATACAACTGGTATCCATTTGTGTTTTTGAGCCAAAGTCAACTCGCACACCTGCTATGCGTTTAGAACTGCACAATTTATTAAATACGTCTCCATTATCTGATATACTGCTATCTATTTGTTTATTTAGTGGAAAAATAGTGTTGAGTAATTTTTTAGCTCCTTGCGGAGTAACTATATATGCGTACATACCAGTAATAAGTCCAGTTGGTTTAGCTACATATGTTGAAATATTTTCTTTACTGAATCCTGGAATTTCATTATATCCTAGATATAATATATCATAATTATTATTTGTAATTTCTATAAGGAGATTATAGAGATATATATCGAATTCATCTGATAATATGACATCATCTTCAAATATTAGATATGGTTTACTGGACTGTGAACAATCTGTATATAAGAAATAATGAGACAGGGCACACGCTAACGAGCCATACGTTAAAGAAACCCCATATGTTTTTTGTTTTTTGAGCAATATATCATTTTTAGCGTTTTTGGTAATAATAGTATCAGGGACCAAACGTATATCTAGGTATTTACCTATAACAGCAGTATATCTTTCGCATCGCTCATTGATAATGCTTTTTTTGATTTCCTGTTCAAAATATTCTCTTTTAGTAGTATCTTCATCTAAGTTTATATAGCATATCTTATCAAAATAATCTACAATATTCATTTGATTTTAAAATAAGATGTTTGGTGATCATTGTGTTTGATAAATTGTTCTTGTCCCCAATTATCCCATATAATATCTAACCTATCATCATTTAACGTATATTGTCCATGATCATCGTTTTGAATATTATATAACCTATTATTACGTTTATTAAAATAGATATAAGAACTCCACCAATGATGATCGACCATAGCTAATATAAAAAAGTCATTTTCTATATATATTTTATCCGATACTTTTGATGGCTTCTCATTATTTTCTTTTAGCAAGAAAGATGAGGATGAATTTTGACCATGAATATTATATATAACCTCTGATACATTTTTCATAACATATGAAGTCAATTTGGCTTCTCTCCACTTGGTTCTCCATGCTGGATCTTCAAACGGATGTATAGCCCTAACCTCATCATCTTTCATATTTAACAAAATATTTATTGCGCTTTGATTCATCACGTATGTGCATGGCATACCAAATTTAATTTTACTATCGACATCTGGTTGCCAAACACCTATCGATTCAAAATCTCCGGACTCTATGCGTGTCCCATTGATACTAGTATTAATAACACAAGACAATATATCTTTTTTATGTTTTTTATACGCTGTTAAGATTGTAGATAAATAATTTTGTTTATATATATCATCATCATCAATTTTAACATATATATTATATTTATCTCTACCGGCCATATTAATAGGTTTAAGATAATTTTGATGCTGTGAAGAATTTTGACTATAAACAATATGTAGCCGTTGATCTCCTTCAAATTCTTGCAACAATATTTTGTACCTACCCTGTTCGT